GAGTTAATACGCAAACGCTTACTTTAGTATTAAAGAAGCAAGATGTTTTAACACACGCGCAAGTTGACAAGATAGTTGCTGGTAGACCTGTAATAGTCGTTAGAGATAACAACGATAATTACCACGTCGCAGGAATAAGCGAGGGTATGGAAACCACAGGAAGCACTATCGGAACAGGTGGCGCAAAGGCAGATTTTAACGGTTACAATTTAACGTTTTCAGCACAAGAAAACAAAATCGCACCGCTTTTAGATTCAGCAACAAAGACAGCACTTGAAGCATTAGTTGACGGCACACCGATTAACCCATAGTAAAACAAATATTTAAGCAAAAAGCCTCTAATTAAGTTTAGGGGCTTTTTTTATTAAACAAATACACATGCAAATCGTTTTAACTTTATGAAGATAGTTAATCAAGACTTAGCAAATTTTAACTTTAAGTTTATACCTCGTAGTTTTAACCTTTCGGAAGTATTTTATACGCTAAAAGATAAGGCAAACGGTAACACTTTTACGTCGGAAACGTTTGCGCCTAACGTCGAGGTGCTGGGCTATTTGTCATTTACAATGCCGACAGACAGCATAACATTAAGCGAGGGCAGCAACTTAACTATCGATATTTATAACGGTTTAAAAGTGGTTTATAGAGGCGAAATATATTGCACGAATCAAACCGACTTACAAAATTACACACTAAGAGCATGAGCGACATAAAAGTAATACAGTTAAACAATTACGTTAAGCCTAAAATAGAGGAGGTAAGAGGTAAAGACTGGGTTTTAAACGGAAAAGACAATTCATACTTTCAGTACGTAGAAGATAGGTATATTGGAAGTCCAACAAATAGCACAATTATAAACGGTTACAGAAACCTTTATTTTGGGCGTGGCTTATACGCTAGAGATGCAGCGCGCAAGCCAATGGATTATGCTAAGATGTTAGCGGCTATACCTAAGCGCGATATGCGTAAGGTCATAAAAGATTATGCTTTGCAGTTTAACGCTGCGTTTCAAATCATCACAAACAAAAACGGAACAAAGCAAGCCAAGTATATTGACGTTACAAAATTAGCGTTTAACAAGGTTAACGAGGACGGAGAAGTAGATGGATTTTGGTATTCTGAGGAATGGAAAAACGTCAAGAAGTATGAGCCTAAGTTCATACCTAAATACGGAACCACCAACGGTTTAGAAACTGAAATTTTATATATTAACGATGCGCAAGACAGCGCGTCTTATTACTCTTTACCAAAGTATCAAAGCGGTTTACAGTATGCAGAAATGGAAGAAGAGATTTCTAACTACTACATAAACCACATTAAAAACGGCTTTTCTTACGGCTACATTGTAAACATGAACAACGGTGTTCCTGCAAGCGAAGAGCAACGCGAGGAAATAGAAAGACGTATTAAAATGCAAATGACTGGCAGCACAAACGCTGGCAAGATTATCATATCATTTAACGACGGCAAAGAGGCTGCTGTTGAAATAGTGCCTTTGCAAGTTAGCGATTCACACAAGCAATGGGAAAGCGTAAACAAGCAAGGCGAGGAAAAAATAATGCGCGCTCACGGTGTAGTATCTCCTGTTTTGTTTGGCATAAAAGATAACAGCGGGTTAGGAAACAATGCAGACGAGTTGCAAACCGCTTTAAGTTTAACAATGGATATGCGCATTAATCCAGAGCAGGACTTAATAATAGATAGCATCACACCATTTTTGCAAGAGCAAGGTATAAATCTAGACCTTTACTTTGAAGCCTTAAATAAAAAAGAGGAGCAAGAGGAAATGATGGACGCGCCAGTAGAAACAACTACACTAAGCGAGCAAGAGCCAGATGGTTCAGCGTTTTTAATAGGCTTAGGCGAGGTAATGGGCGACGAGTGGGAACTTATAAGCGAGGAAGCTATAAGAGGCATACCCGTAGATATAAACCTCGCAAGCCCGATTGCAAATAGCCCTGCAACTAAAAGCGATCAGGACAATGAACTTTTTAAAGTTAGATTTGTTTACAAGGGCAATCCTAACCCACAGCGAGAATTTTGCAAGGCAATGATGTCGGCTAAATTAGTTTATCGAAAAGAGGACATCGACGCGGCAAGTGAGAAAGTAATACAGGAAGGAATGGGCCCGAATGGTTCAAATAAATATAACATTTTTTTATACAAAGGCGGTGTACGGTGTAAGCATTTCTGGGAACGTCGCGTATATTTAAGACGCAACAATGAGCGCATTTCAGTAAACGAGGCAAGACGTAGAATTTTAGCACTAGATCCAAGCGATAGGGCGGACTTTAGACTTCCCGAATACGCTAATAAAGTAGCAAGCATTGCAAGTCAATCAAATAATTTCTGGAAACTAAGATAATGGCTTTAATTATACAACCCATAGAGATAACACGTAACACGCCAATGGGCGGGAACGTTGACGTGGATAAATACGCGTACATGATACCAGAACAACAGGTGTTTGTACTAGAGCCTACACTAGGTACTGCGTTAATAGATAAGATACTGCAAGATATAACAGATAACGGCATAGACTCGCTTGCAGGGCATTACCGAAAGATAGTGTTTGACTATTGCAAGCCTATTTTATGGAATAGTGTCTTTGCCGAATATCTTTTATTTGCTAGTATGTCGGTAAATAATAACGGAGTGTTTGACGTAACACCGCCAGACGCGCAAAACACGCAAGACACAATAATAAGCAGACGCACCAATGCAATAAGAGAAAAAGCGCAAGTTTATATAGATAGATTAGAGCGATATTTACAAGATAAAGGGCATGAGATACCAGAGTATCAACAAGCGCAGCCGAATAATTACGACATCGACCCTGTAATTAGCAGCAATATTGTAGGCGGTTTCTATTTAAAAGATTCACCACGCATAAAATTATGGTATCTCGATGGGTCAGATAGATAGAGGACGCACAGAACCGTGTAAAGACACGCTAGGAGGCGTTAGAAACGTTTATTTGTGGAGTTGGCAGCAATATAACCTCACACAAATACAAGGCGTTAGAGGTGTTAGTTTAGAGTCTTACCCGCTTACGATAGTTTATAAGTTTGAAACACTCGCAAACGGCAATGATTTAAGCGAAAGTTTAATCGACGACAACGGATATGAGCAAAAAGTAAATTTAATACTTAAAAAAATAGAGTTAGAAAGCAGCTTTGATTTAGATAGGTTTCAAGATATAAGGCTAGGTGTAATAGTTGAGGATTACAACGGTCTGTTTCGGCTAATGGGCGCGTTTAATGGGGTGGATTTGCTCAACCTTACGGTAAGTATAGGAAATGGAAACGCAGATTTTAACGGTTATCAGTTAGAACTAGAAGCGCGTGAACGTTTTAAGTCGCCTTTATTTACGAGTTTAGAAGATGCGGGCTTTGTTTTAGTAACGGATAACAACTATTTATTAAGTGAACTATTTGAGATTTTAACAGACGGTGACAATAACCGATTAATATACGCATAATGGCAGATAAACTATTTAGGAATTATTTTAACGAAAAAGTAACGGATACCGTTTTGCCTGTAAATGCAAAAGTTTTGATTCAAGACGGTACAGGCGAGCCTACGCAAATAAACGCAGGTTCTATTGGCGCTGGTCAACTTGTAAAAGTCACAGAAAACGGTCAAACAGGTTACAGGCTTAAAGATGCTGACCCTGCAAACTATGGAGATATAGGGACAAATGCGGTAGATTTAAGTATTTCAGAAAGCGTAAGCACAACAAAAGGTGCGATAGGCGATTATTCACACGCATCAGGATTAAGCACAGGTGCAAGCGGGATAGCATCCAAAGCATCAGGAATAGACACCTTGTCTAGCGGGTTTGCATCTCACGCGGAAGGAAATGGTACAACCGCAAGCGGTGCATCATCACACGCAGAAGGAAGTAGCACATTTGCGCGTTCATTTGGAGAACATTCGGGAGGTGTAAACGGAACAGACTACACGCCACAAAGCGCAACAGGGTTTGACCTTACAAACCGCTTAGTAAACTACGGCAACGGAATAGACTTAGACAACCGTTCAGACGCGTACACGCTGTTTAAAAACGGTATGCAAAAGTTCTTTACCGCAGCATTAAACACTATTACAAACGCGGTTAAAGGCTGTGTAATGCTAGATGAAAACGCAAGGTTAAACATACACGACGGCACCGCTTTTAAAGAAGTGGCTTTTAGTGATGAAGTGGCAACAGCCGCGCAGGGTGTTA